TATTCATTTGTATTATTTTTAGATATACCAAAAAAACTAGAACAAGAACAAAGTAAATTTGAAGGGACATCATCAAAACCAGGTTCGTTAATGTTTGAATATACACAACAAGCAAGACCAAAATGGGCAACTACCGGCATACAAATTGAACCAAAAACAGGAGATTTTTATATGTTTCCTGCTATGTTACAACATTGGGTCTGTCCATTTAAATCTAATATAACTAGAATAAGTGTGTCAGGCAATATAAGANTTTTAAACAAANATAAATTACCCCTTGATTACTTTTAAAAAAATAAAATATAAAAACTTTTTATCTACTGGTAATACACCAATAGAAATAAATTTACATAGGTCAAATACAACTTTGATTGTTGGCACCAACGGCTCCGGTAAGTCAACTTTATTAGACGCTTTGTGCTTTGTATTATTTAATAGACCATTTAGAATTATTAAAAAAGAACAAATGGTCAACACAATAAACCAAGGTGATTGTGAGATAACAGTAGAGTTTGATGTTGGTACTAAAAAGTTTAAAATCATAAGAGGTATTAAACCAAATATATTTGAAATATACCAAGATGGCGAACTTATAGACCAAAACGCCTCCAACATAGACTATCAAAAATACCTAGAAAACAATATAATGAGATTAAATTATAGATCATTTTTACAGGTTGTATTATTAGGTTCATCATCATACGAACCGTTTATGAAAATGAAACCTAGATACAGACGAGAAGTTGTGGAAGAAATATTAGACATTAGAGTTTTTGGTCTTATGGATTTAATACTACGACCTCAACAATCAGAATTAGTAAGAAACGTATCAGATTTAGGTCATCAATGTGATTTGATAGAACAAAAGTATGATACTGAACAAAAACACTACAAAGCTATTTCCGACTTAAACCTGAACGACCTAGAGGGTAAAAGGAAGACATTAGAAAAGAATAAAGAGGCCGAGACTGAATACCATAGACAGATTGATAATATCAATAGACAATTAGAAACACACAAAACAGAGATACTAGATAGAGATAAAACCGAAAAGAAATTAAATCAGTTAACTAAACTAGAGGCCAAGATAGAACAAAACTTAAACACTCACCAGAAATCATTAGAGTTTTTTGAAGAAAATGATAACTGCCCTACTTGTACACAATCAATTGATGAAACATTTAAATCTGGAAAACAAGAAGAATTAAAAGATAAAGTGGTTACCTTAAATGATGGTATGAAACAAATTATGAACGAAATTGCCAACAACGAAACGGCAATTACCAACTTTGCCAATATTGCCAGTAAAATTAATGATTTAAATGTAAATGTATCTAAACTACAAACATCTATTGAAGAACTGAATAAATATTCAAACAATATACACGAAGAAATTAAAAAGGTAGAAAATAAACAAATAGATGGTGAGGACATTGAACAACAGTTAGAACAACTAAAGATTGATTTAGAGGAAACAAAAGTTGAAAAGGATAAGATTGTTGAACAAAAAGGTTATGTAGATATATTAAGAAACATCTTAAATGACAAAGGCGCTAAGGCACAGATTATTAAGAAATATCTACCAATAATGAATACACTTATTAATCAACACTTACAGGCAATGGACTTTTTTATATCATTTCATTTAGATGAAGAATTTAACGAAACGGTAAAGAGTAGATTTAGAGATACCTTTAACTATAATAACTTTAGTGAGGGCGAAAAAATGAGAATAGACTTAGCCTTACTATTTACTTGGCGACAGATTGCTAAAATGAAAAATAGTGTAAATACAAACTTACTAGTATTAGATGAAATATTTGATTCATCACTAGACGGTCAAGGCACAGACGATTTCTTTAAGATAATTAAGACAATGACAAAAGAAAATATCTTTATTATATCTCATAAGGGTGATATAATGTTTGATAAATTTACAAATATAGTGAAGTTTGAGAAGTATAAAAACTTTACAAGACTTCAACAAACCTAGGAGATAAAATGGAAAAACAACCTTTAAAATTAATACCGCCAACTGATCCAAGAGTTGTATCTGCCATAGCTCCTTTTAATGATGAAATGTTAAAAGAGCAAGGATATAAAGATAGACAAGAACTATCAGATGAGCTCTTTGAAACAATGAACAAATATGGTGGCATAGGTTTATCAGCGAATCAAGTAGGACTACCATACAACGTATTTGTATTAGGTGGACACGCCTCGATTGAAAATGGTCTAAAAATGACTTGCTTTAACCCTATGATTATCTCAGCTTCCGAAGAAGTTGTAGCAATGAAAGAAGGATGCTTGACTTTTCCTTTCGTATGGCTTACCATATCCAGACCTAGAAAAGTGGTGGTAAAATATACAGATGAGAAAGGCGACTTACAAGAAGGACATTTAGACGGAATGATGAGTCGTGTATTTCAACACGAATATGATCATATGTTAGGTAGAGTATTTACAGAGTATGCTAGTAAAATGAAACTTGATATGGCATATAAAAAGGCAGAAAAAGAAATGGACAAAGTAAGGAAATATCAGGATGCCCAAAAAAAGAAAAAATAAAGATAAGATATACGAAAGAAATCCAATGACAGGAGTTATTCGTTGGAGATATACAGATGAATCGCCAGACAAATTTGGCTGGCCTAATTATGGAAGAATATTGAAAACAAATGAAAGAAAAAGAAGTAGATAAATTCGTAGAAGATCAGTACAAAACTTGGTCTGATAAAAATGACATATCTAAAGTAGAAGATATAGACGAAAAACATCTAAAAGAAGTTATAGAAAAAGACTTAGCCTTTGTATCTAAAATGACGGTACAAGAATATACTTTATATGAAAAATGGGTAGAAGTACACGAAAAATACAAAACAGCAGAAACAAATAGTTTCTTTGACGATAAACCAGCTCTTATTGATCCTACACAAGAGGCCTTTATTAAATCCGTTAAAAACAATATATGGACACCAGAGTCACCAGATGACGTGGAAAAACTAGAACCAGTTTTAGAATTTACAGACGATACCGAATACAACTTTAAGGGTCAGGCAAAACGTGGTGATTTATCAGAAAAGTGGAATACATTAAGAACATTTTTATCCACTATGAAAAACAACTCAAATATTGGCCGTCAACTATTCTTTTTAGTAAAAGATAATAGATCAGGTAAATATCTTGGTGTAATTTGTATATCAGGCGATTTTATGGACTTAACTCCTAGAGATAAATTTATTGGTTGGGATAGACAAATTAAAACCTTTGAGGGTAAAATCAATCATACAGCTATAGGGTCATCCATAGTACCAACACAACCATTAGGTTATTCATTTACAGGTGGTAAACTATTAGCATATCTATGTTTAAGTGATGATGTACAAAGAATATGGAAAGAAAAATATGGCGACACATTAGTAGGTGTTACCACTACAAGTTTATATGGTAAAGCAAAGGCGAATACACTATCTCAATATGATGGTTTAAAGTATTGGAAAAGAATGGGCTTTACAACTGGTTCAGTATCATTTCAACCTAGTAGAACAACTAGAAATATGATTTGGAAATGGTTAAAGAAAAATCATACTAGAAAGTATTGGGAATGGCACGAAGCTAAGAGACCTAACGGCCAACCATTAAAAAGAGATCACAAAAATAGGTCACTAAACTTTACCTATTCTAAACTAGATATACCAAAAGACTACATAAGAACTGAACATCAAAGAGGTATATACTTTACAAAACTATATGAAAATAGTAATGAATTTTTATGTGGTAATATAGAAGAAAAGGATTTAGTCAAAAGATTTGATAGTAGTACAGAATCACTAGTAAAAGTATGGAAAGAGAAACACGCCAGAAAAAGAGTAAAATCATTGGTAGAACAAGGCCGTTATAATACAGACAGCCATTTTTATGATGATTTAATCTATATGAATTGGGAAGATTGTAAGAATCACTTTCTAAATCAGGTTGGTAGATAATGTGTTCTGGTTCTGTTCTTTTAAAAAGCAAGTAAAATCAACAGTATTTTAAGGGTTGACTTTTCAGGCGTTTGCTGATAGGATATCCATATGACTACACAAAACACTAAACATATTAACTTCAATACTAAATCTCAATTAGCTAAATTAATCGCTTCAGAAAATATTACAGTACAACACAATCAAGTTAAAACTGCTTCATTTGATACATTAAACAGAATTTTAACATTACCTATTTTTAAAGTACAATCAGGTGATGTTTATGATATGTTGATAGCACACGAATGTTCTCACGCTTTATGGACACCAACAGATGGCTGGGCTAAGATTGCTGATGATAATGAATTAAGATCATATGTTAATGTATTAGAAGATTGTAGAATAGACAAAAAAATTCAAAAGAAATATCCTGGTGTTGTTAGAAACTATTTAAATGGTTTTGATATTATGGCCAGCCAAGATTTCTTTGGTATTAAAAATAAAAATTTAGATAATGAATTGATGTTAATTGATAAAATTAACTTATATTATAAATCTTCAAAAAGATTACCTTTTTCTTTTACTCCTAGTGATAAGTTATGGTTGAGTAAGGTTGACAACTTAAAATCATTTAATGATGTTGTTAAGCTTGCTAAACTATTATTAAACTGGCAGAAAAAACAAATTAAAAAAATGAAAAAACTACCTGGTTTTGACAATCACATATTAGTTGAGAATTATAAATTGTCAGATAAAAAATCAGATGACAATATTAACACTAAAGATATGAAAGATTCAGATGAACAAGATAGTGAATCAGATTCTTCTAATGATGATAATAATGGTGACCAGGAAAGTCAATCAAAATCAGATGAGTCAGATAAAAAAGAAGATGACAATGGTAAAATAGTAGAAGATCAGGCAACTAATCCTGATGGTGCTGGTGGTGAGGGTGGTATCAAGCCAGGTTTATCTGCTATTACTGATAAAACTTATGAGTTGGCAAAAGAAAGTTTACTAGATACTAAAACTTCATTTACTTATCTTAATTTACCAGAACCTAATTTAGATAAAATAATATATTCAAATAAAAAGTGGATTGAAACTTGGAGAGAATACAAATACAAAAATATTTATGGTTCAAAAGATAGAAGAACAGTTTACTTAAATTGGTTAAAACAATCTTTTACTAAATTCAAAAATGATAATAAGAAAACTGTTATGTATCTTGTTAAAGAATTTGAAATGAAAAAATCTGCTACTGCTTACAAAAGAACTAATACTGCTAAAACAGGTATTATTGATCCTTTAAAATTAAGTCAGTACAAATACAATGATGATATTTTTAAAAAGTTAACTATTTTACCAGACGCTAAAAATCACGGTATGATTATGTTGTTAGATTGGTCTGGTTCTATGGCAGATGTTATTAAACAAACAATTGACCAACTTATGAATTTAGTTTGGTTTTGTCAAAAAATTAATATACCTTATGAAGTATATCTATTTACAACGGAAGTACATACACACAATACAGGTGATAGAACTTATAGAACAGATTTAAAATCTGGCCTTTGGAACTACAAACACGGTGACGGTATATTTGATAACTTTCATTTAATAAATGTTGCCAGTCACAAAATGAAAAAATTACAATTAGACGAGTCTTTAATGTATCTATATCATTTAGGTTTATCTTATGAGGGTAGATATAGCAGATATGATAACAATGCTACGGCAGTTGACAGAGGCGATGAAATGGATTGTCCTTCTCAATATTATTTAGGAACTACACCTCTTAATGAGTCTTTAGTTGTTATGAATAAAATTGTACCAATGTTTAAAGCAAAATACAATATTGAAAAACTTACTTTTATTACTTTAACAGATGGTGCTTCTAACAGCAATTATAGTATCAATGTTGTTGAGAATACGGAAAAAGGATTACAACAATCTGCTGACGATACTGGTTATCCTGTTATTAAAATTGGTAAAAAACAATATAGTATGAGTAAAGATATAATGGGTAACATTACACCTTTACTATTGAATATTTTAAAAAAAGAATACGGTATCAATTGTATTGGTTTCTATCTTGCTAAAAAAATTAGAACTTGGGATTATGACAGATATGTTGACAGAAAAAAATTCAAAACGTGGGAACAAAGACACGATCAATTAAACAAAATTAAAAGTCAATTTTCAAAAGAGAAGTGTGCTATTGTTAATAAAGAGGGTTATAACAAATACTTTGTAATCAATGGNAAAACAATGAAAGTTGAGAATACTGATTTATCAGCAGTAAATGAGAATATGAAATCTGCCTCTATTAAAAGAGTATTCAGTAAATCAATGAAAGGAAGAATCGTTTCCAGAACACTTTTAAACAAATTTATAGAGGAGGTTGCCTAGATGATAGTAAATACAATGCTTTTTATAGGCTTGACTTATACACCGAATCTGATAGGATGGTACCATATTTAATATGAAAATGAAAGGACAATACACTATGTTAAATGCTAAACAAAAAGAGTATGTTGATCACGCTAAAAAGCTGTTTAATAAAAATACTCTAACTGTTGCTGAGTTGAAAAAAGCCAATGCTAAATTTGGTTGTAAGTATGCTCCACAATGGTTAATAAAAAACAAAGACTACAAAATCGGTAAGTCTTTATTTAAATTACCAGTTGAGGGTGACGTTGTAAAAAACGAAACACCTAATAAAGAAGCTGAAGAAATATTGACGCCTGTTTCTGAAACTAAAAAAGAAGCGGCCTATATTGTTTCATCTTTAACAGGTAATATAGTACCTAAAAAAGATCCAATATTCGTATCATTTGGTAATTATCCAGATATTAAGTCTATTGTGAAATCTAACAAATTTTATCCTGTGTTCATTACAGGTCTTTCTGGTAACGGTAAGACTATGGGCGTTGTTCAATCTTGTGCCGAGGCAAAGAGAGAACTGATTAGGGTAAATATTACAATTGAAACAGATGAGGACGATCTATTAGGTGGTTATAGACTTAAAGATGGCCAAACAGTATGGCAAAATGGTCCTGTTATTGAGGCGATGGAAAGAGGCGCTATTCTTTTATTAGATGAGGTTGACTTGGCTAGTAATAAGATTATGTGTTTACAACCAATCCTTGAAGGCTCTGGTGTCTTTGTTAAAAAGATCAACAAGTTTGTAAAACCAGCTCAAGGTTTCAATGTGATAGCTACTGCCAATACTAAAGGGCAAGGTTCAGATGACGGTAAGTTTATCGGTACCAATGTTCTTAACGAGGCATTTTTGGAAAGATTTCCTGTGACTTTTGAACAGAAATATCCAAGTGTTGCTATTGAGAAAAAAATACTTAACAATACCTTAAAAGCTTCTGGTAAATCAGATGTCAAGTTTATAGATAAACTTACAACTTGGGCTGATGTAATCAGAAAAACCTATTTTGATGGTGGTGTTGATGAGATTATCTCAACGAGAAGATTAGTCCACATAACTCAAGCTTATGCCATCTTTGACAATAAGATGAAAGCTATTACAATGTGTACTAATAGATTTGATGACGATACAAAAAATTCTTTTGTTGAGTTATATACAAAGGTTGACGCTGGCTCTAGTGTTGAAGACATTTTAGAAGATCAGAGAAAAGCTGATGTAGAATCTCAAACAGAGAACGACAAAGATAGTGAGTCGGATGACGAAGATGTTATCTAAATCTATCAAACATAGTGTAGTCCTAGGTGGAGGGGTAGTGCCCTCCACCACTTACTACACATTAGGAGAGGAGGTAAATTAAATTGAGTATTACAATTCAGGTTAGAAATGGTAATTTAGAGCAGGCTATGAGAGTTATGAAAAAGAAACTTCAAAAAGATGGTGTGCTAAAAGAATTAAGGGCCAGACAATCCTTTGAAAAGCCTTCCGAAAAAAAACGTAGGAAGAAAAAAGAAGGTATTGCTAATGTTAAGAAAGCAAGGTCCAAACTTTTGAGACAAAGAGGTTATTAGATTTTACGCTATACTTTGAGTATATATATTATGGTCAGGCTATTCATAAGTCCCGACAGCGTAAAAACAACGATAAGAAATTATCGGTGTCGCAAAAACGGTGACCTTTGGCAGTTTGTACTCCGTGACAAAAGAAACTGCCGATTATAGGTTACGCTTGACCTTAACAAAGCAGTCCAGATTAGTGGCCTGGAAACTGACCAAAGCCACTTGTAATTATTAAAATAATGATTATATAAATAAATGTAGAACGCCATAATGGGTTCTACTTAAATTAACTTGCTTAACAAAAGGAGTTTTTATGACTAATAGAGCAATTTCAATTTTCAATCAATTAAGGCCACTATCAGTAGGATTTGATGATGTGTTCAATCAATTTGAGCATATGTTAGATACAGATTTTACAAGTGTTCCTAACTACCCACCATACAATATCATTAAGACAGGTAAATATACCTATGATATACAAGTAGCACTTGCTGGTTATGGTAAGAAGGACATAGATGTGTCTTTTGAAAATAGCGTCTTAACCGTAAAGTCTGTAAAAGACAAAGATACAAAAGAGGTTGAGGACAATGATGGTGTACTTCATAAAGGTATTGCCAAAAGAAACTTTAGTAAATCTTTTACTATCGCTGATGATGTGGAAATCAAAGGTGCTGAGTTAAAAGATGGTCTTTTAGTAGTGTCAATGGAAAGAATTATTCCAGACCACAAAAAAGCTAGAAGTATTGAGGTAAAATAGATTAATTCTAAAGGGCGGAGAGCATTGACTTTCCGCCTTTTTTGTTATATAATGATATTATGTTTAGTTATCTAGGTGGTAAAAAATTTCAGGCAAAGTGGATTGCTTCACAGTTTCCACAACATAAAACTTATGTTGAGCCTTTTGGTGGTGCTTATTGGGTCTACTTCGTGGCCAATCATCAAATAGACCAAGCTCATATAAACATTTACAACGATTTCAATAAAGACATAGCCAATATATTTCATTGTGCTAGACATAAAGATAGAGCATTTTTAAAATCTCTTTTATCATACGAACCACAAAAGAGAGAATTATTTGATCAGTTTATATCTGATTTAACACCTTTCAATACTGATTTTGAATTAGGTGATGTAGAGAGAGCCACAAAATATATTTACTTACAATCTCAAAGTTTTAGTGGTAATACACTAAACGAGAAAACAAAATTTGTAGATTTAAAAGGTAAATACAAATCAAAGTATCAACATTTCATAGATAAGATTTCTAATAAGAAATGGTTGTATTTTATTCAAGGTATAACCAATGTTCACAACGAATCATACGATACTATAATTGATATGTATGATAAAGAAGATACATTATTTTATTGTGATCCACCATATTATAAAATGGAAGATTACTATGTACAAGATTTTCAAAGACACCAACATAAAGACTTGGCGGAAAAACTAAAAATTATAAAAGGTAAGTTTGTATTATCTTATTATGACTTTCCAGAGTTAGAGGAATGGTTTCCAAAAGACAAATATCATTGGGTAGAAAAAGAATTTAATAAACAAAACGCTAGTAAAAACAAAGGCGCTGGTAAGGGTAAAGAAGTATTAATTATGAACTTCAAACCAGCATTGACTTTGGAATAGTTTTGTGATATATTAATAATTGCGGATATAGTATAAAAGTATTATGAGAGATTTCCAATCTTTAGAACTTGGGGCAGTACCAAGTATCCGCTCCAAAATTAAATAAGGAATTATATATGAATATGAAAGTTAAAAATCACACATTTAAATTTAGAGTAGGTGATTCAGAGGAAAAAGGTGGTTGTACATTTATCGGTGGCGAATGGAAAGATGTATCAACAGACGAGTTATTTAAAGATAAAAAGGTAGTATTGTTTAGTCTACCTGGTGCTTTTACACCAACTTGTTCAGGCCAACAATTACCTTTCTATGACGAAATGTATAATAAATTTAAAGACAAAGGTATTGATGATGTTTATTGTATATCAGTAAATGACGCCTTTGTTATGAATGCTTGGGCTAGAGACCTAGGTATTAAAAATGTTAAAATGATACCAGATGGTTGTGGTACATTTACAAGTAATATGGGTATGTTAGTTGCTAAACCTAAACAAGGGTTTGGTATGAGAAGTTGGAGATATTCGGCACTAATCAATGACGGTGTTGTTGAAGTATTAAACGAAGAACCTGGATTTAATAACTTTTCAGATGACAACGACCCTTACGAAGTTTCTGATCCAGAAACAATGCTTAAGAGCATTGACAAATAAACTACAATATGTTAAACTACTATATAATATGAAAGAGGTGATTAAATTATGAATCTATCAAGTGATACGGTTGCTGTACTAAAAAACTTCTCTGACATTAATCAAAATATTTTGGTTAAGCCAGGAAACAAAGTACAAACAATCTCGACAATGAAAAATATTTTAGCAGAAGCTGAAATATCAGAAAAGTTTGATAGCGAATTTGCTATATATGATCTACCAGAATTTTTAAGAGCAGTTGAGTTATTTCAAAAGCCTTCTCTTAATTTTAATGGCGGTTCAAATGTACAGATTGCTGATAACAATTCAAAACAATCTATTAAATACTTTTTTGCTGACAAGTCTGTTATTGTGGCGCCTACTAAAAACATCACAATGCCAGATAAAGAAGTTACTTTTACTTTAAAAAAAGATGACTTTGCCAGACTTCAAAAAGGTGTTACAACATTAAATCTACCAGACGTTGCTGTAAAAGGTGATGGTAAATCAATTACATTGGTTGCTACAGATAAAAAGAATAAATCATCAAATGATTATTCAATATCTGTTGGTGAATCTGATAAGAAGTTTAATGCTTACTTTAAAGCAGAAAACTTTAAAATGGTATCAGATGATTATGATGTTGCTATTTCTAAACAAAAGATAAGTCATTTTGTTAATAGAAACAAACCTATACAATATTGGATAGCATTAGAACCCGACTCTGAATTTTAAGGGAGGTTGTAATGTCTGATTTTTTATGGGTTGAAAAATACCGTCCTAAGAAAATTAGTGAGTGTATTCTTACACAAGACTTAAAAGAAACATTTACTAACTTCATTAAACAAAAAGAAATACCTAATCTACTATTATCTGGTAGCGCTGGTATTGGTAAAACTACCGTAGCAAAGGCCTTATGTGAGGAAATTGGTGCTGATTATATTATCATTAATGGTTCAGACGAGGGCCGTCATATTGATACATTAAGACATCAAGTTAAAAACTTTGCCTCAACGGTATCTCTTACCGAAGAATCTAATCATAAAGTTGTTATAATAGACGAGGCAGATTATATGAACGCTGATAGTGTTCAACCTGCTTTAAGAAACTTTATAGAAACATTTTATAAAAATTGTAGATTTATATTTACTTGTAATTTTGTAAACAAGATTATACCAGCTTTACATAGTCGTTGTACCGTAATTAACTTTTCTATCACAAATGGTCAGAAAGTAAAGACGGCAATGGCCTTTATGAAACGAGTTGAAGGTATTTTAAAAGATGAAAAGATTGACTTTGAAAAGAAAGTCTTATCTGAACTAATACAAAAACACTATCCAGACTTTAGAAGAATATTAAATGAACTACAAAGATATTCTGTTAGAGGTAAGATTGATAGTGGTATCTTGTTCAGTATGTCAAATGAGAATATAAAAGAACTCACAACGTCATTAAAAGAAAAAAGATTTAATGATATGAGAAAATGGGTGGTTCAAAACCTAGATAAAGAGCCTTCTCATCTATTTAAAACCATCTATGATTCTCTATATTCTAGTTTAGATACAAAGTCTGTTCCTCAAGCTATACTAATACTAGCTGGTTATCAATATAAGTCTGCTTTTGTAGCTGACCAAGAAATCAATATGGTTGCTTGTCTTACAGAAATAATGGCTAGTTGTAAATTCAAATAAACTAAATATGAAAAAGAGAAACCCAATAGCACTTGAATTGAGATCGCCAAAGTACAAAGCAAAAGTGGTGAAGCCCAAAAAAGGTAAGGGAAGTTTTAAAAGGAATAGTAATGGCAAGAAAAACGCTGTTTAGAGTAGTTGTAGTTAAGATAAGAATGTGGTGGGCCGACTTTAGAGGTCATCACGGTAAAGTTTGGAACTATGAACCAGGAGACTATTATATGGGTAGTCACAAAGGACACACTAAACATAAAAGAAAATAATGTACGAATTGAAAGATTATCTCAACGCTATTAATTTTAGTAAAGAGAAGTTATTAGATACAGACGATATAGTGTGGGAAAAGAAGTACCCACCCTATATAATTAACAAATGCCTATCAATGCATTATGATTGTATTGCTCAGGCTAATGAGATTAACGGATTTCACTTTCTTCCAAAGAAGATACAATTTCATTTTTTGATAAATAGTATCCGAAAGAGAAAACGATTTGGCGGTAAATGGTTATCATCTACCAAATTGAAGAATTTAGAGTATGTAAAAAATTATTATGGATATAGTAATGAGAAAGCTAAACAAGCTCTCAACATACTAAACGACAAACAAATTGAAGAAATTAAATTGTCCTTGAATAAGGGCGGGAGAAAAAGAAAATGAGTGAACAAGAAATACAATGGTCGCCAGAAAGTATGTTAGAAGTAACAATCAAACAGCCAGACGACTTCCTAAAAGTTAGAGAAACTTTAACAAGAATCGGTGTAGCATCCAGAAAAGATAAAACACTATATCAATCTTGTCATATTTTACACAAACAAGGTAAATACTTTATAACACATTTTAAAGAACTATTTGCTTTAGATGGCAAAAAGGCCACATTAGTTGAGAACGATATTCAAAGAAGAAATACAATAGCAATCTTATTACAAGATTGGAACTTAATTGATATAGTTGAAAAAACAAATGTTGAAAACAAGGCGCCATTAAGTCAAATTAAAGTATTACCATTTAAAGAGAAAAAAGAGTGGACGCTATCAGCTAAATATAATATAGGTAAAAAGGTTGAAGATAAAAAAGAGGATGTAAAAGATAGCGACAATGGAAGTACCAAAGTTTAAAGAATTTATTACAGAAACAGATATAGGTCGTAAAGATAAACCTATGACCGTAGCTATTGTTACAGTAGCAGATTCAAAAGACCCTAAAGAAAATACAACTGCTGAATCTGCTACTGTAACAATAGCTACGG